ACTGTGGCCCCTACATAAGTTTTTAAAATAGCGTAGCACATATTCCTAGTAAGTACTAGAATGCGTGATCTATCTTTAGACAAAGCATCTTTGTACCTTACATTCATCTCCTTACATACGAACTGAATTAATAATTCTCTATCAGGTTCTTCAAAGTTTAATATTCCTGGCATAGCGTAGTAGTGTATTTTATTCGGTGAAATCATAAATTTGGTTTTTTAATTCTTCTATCTTTTTGCGATAGAAAGCTTCTACAATCTCAATCATTTCCTCATCAGCCTTAGCTAACCTTGTGCGTACCTTATAGGGTGTATAGCCTGTTAACTCACAAATCTTCTTTATATCGCCATACTTCAGTAAGGCACGATAATCTCTAATTAGCATCTTTTAGTTTTTTATATAGTTTATAATGTCTGTCTATGCTACGCATAGCTCCTTCAATCGATGTGAAATAATCACCTCTCCAATAGTAGAACTTATCTAAGGGTTTTTTGCTGTCCCAATGAATAAACATACCACGATAGATGTAATCTTTTTTAATCCTATCCTTATCAGTACTTATCATAAAGTAATCTTTAAGGCCTTTTTGTTTTAGATGAGCTGGTGTAGGGTGCATACTTATTCAGTTGATGAGTAAATAGTTTCAGTAATTTCTATGTTAGGCTTTAAAGATATGCCACTAGCAGCACTCATAAATCTTTGGTAAGCCACTTCTTTTTTATCTGAGATAGTATGGTCTACATACATGCCCTCCTTCTCAGTCCAGTATCTAACAGAGCCAGTTATTGGGTTAGTCTCTGTAATAAACTCGAATTTAGTCATATTATTGGGGTTTTTGGTTTACTTTATTAAGTTTTTGGTGCCTTTGGAAATAAGATTGAACTCCACTCGAATTGATTTGGCTCTGCATATTCTCATAATACACAGGATCAAGGAAGGTTTTTGATAGGTAGTTAAAATAGACTTGCTCACCTGGTGAGAAGTTTTTGCCAGTTAGACTACACTTGCAGCCATATTTGACGGTGATTAATTCAAATGACATAGATGGGGTTTTTGTTTTGTTTGACGAAGTTAAGGAGTTTTTGTTATTGTTTTAGATTTTTATGGGGTTTTTTGTTAAGATAATCATAAAAGATTTTTGTCCCTACAAAAGATTTTTGGCCCAAGGGGATTTTTAGGCATACTTATTCAATGGGTTTTTTGTAGGTTTTTTGGGCATAGGTTTGCTTTGCCATTTCAAGCCCATTTTAAGCCGATTTAAGCCCATATTATTTGCAAATGGTATAAAGTACCACCCAAACAATAAACGGCCTAAAAAGGTCTTATTTTGCTAAATACTCAAACCAGTTCTGCTGAATCTGTTTTTTATAGGCTCTAAATAACTTTAGAACCTGGGCTTTATTGTAACCCTGGTAAATTCTTTTTACATATTGGCCCTGGATTATATCACTTACTAGGTAGGTGCCGTCTGTTAATTTAGTGCAAAGCATAAAATAAAATATTGGTTAAGATAAAAGCCCAATGAATGGGCCTTTATTTCGCTGAATTACAGCTCATCAGTTAACCTAGGCTAGTTTAGATCCAAAATTTAATAAGTATGAACGCTTAAAATTGTGGCAGCCAATTTTGATAATATCGCCTATTTGGTCTACTCGGTAATTTAAAAGCTGTTCGCCAACCTCCAAAGTATTTGCTTTAATCTTATTGTGTAATCGCTTTGCTAGTTCTAAAGGTATTTGTACGGCTTGAGTAGTTTCTATTCTATTGTCATTGACTCTTAAAAAGTCTAAATTAAAGCCGCTATAAACTCGGCCTGTTTCAAAATTAAACCACTTTTTAAGCTGCTCTTTATATTCTATCTTTTGTGCTTTCATTTTTTTAGCTACTTCTATTTTTATAAGCTCATCTTTTTTGCTCATATACTCTAAATTCTCTTTTTTATCCTTAATAGATAAAACAGCCTGTAGAGTTACTGGTATTTCAAGGCCAAAATAATTAGCGTAAGCGTTAACCTGGTTAGATAAGCGGCCTAATTCGTTTAAGTAAATTTCAGGCTTTTTTGCCTTTCTTAACTTAAAAGCCTCCATTTCAGCTAAATTTAGCCACTCTTGTAAGTTAGCCTCGTGTGAATAATTGGGGTTAAAGCAGTAAATTTTATTATATTGTCTAGTTGCTGACCTTACTATACTTACTTGCTTTCCAGTTGTGTTTGAGTAACTACGAAAAGTAAATAACATAGCCTCGACTCCTTGACTATTGTTTACTATTGCAGCTATAGGAAAGTGTCTACCATAACTAAATATGGTTTTATCCTCAAAATAAAATGAGCCGTTAGAATTTCGGCCAGTTGGCTGTGATTGGTTGGCGTAAACGTGAGCTAATTCGGAGTTGGTAAATACGTTTTTCATTGTTTGTTTTTTTAAGGTTTATTTGTTTGTTATTGTTTTGATTAGTGCATAACCTAGTATAAAGGCAGCACATAAAAGAACCAGTTCTAGTAGTGTTATTGTAGTGTTCATTATTGCTTATCTATTAAAAGGTTAGTAAATAACTTACATACATAGGCAATAAGAACAGAGAACAATAGCACCTGGATAATGAATAAATAGATCATGTTTAGTGGTTTTAATGAGACATAAAGATAGTACAAATAATCAAACAATATGCAACAATGTTAAGTTATTTGTTAACGAATAGTTAAAATAGATAGTGTATTTAGGTCATTAACTAGGCTATATCGTATATATTAGATAAGGGTATATTGTATAGGGTTACATTAATCAATATATATTGTATATATTATATTACTATAGGTTTTATTATCTACTATATAGAGTATAGTCCTCTATATTGTATTATAAGTATTAATGCTGTGTTTTTACTTTTGCCATCAGAGTCGGTAAAGAATCAATAAAGTTAAATTACATTACTTTTGCCATTGGATAGGCTAAAATAGGATAGGGAAGGAGTCTTATAATTTATATTATGTTAAATGGTAGAGTAAACCCCTACCCTACCGACCCCCTACCCATTTTATTCGTATAGAATTTTTGGGGAGTGCCTTGGGCCCTTCATTATTCTGTTGTAAAATAAAGCCTTCACATTGTTTGACATTGATTTTTTTTATTTTTCTATATAACCTATTATAATAAAATTTAATATGAATACACCAAAAAGAGAATTAGACAAAAGGTATAAACCAGGAACTGACACAGGAGCTATGAGCTACCATAAGGTAGAATTGCCATTAGACTACAATAGAAGCTTAAATAGACCTTCTCCTGTAACTCCTAACATAGAGAAGCAAAAGAGAAATAAGGCTAGTGAACAGGCTTGGAAGAGGTATAAAATCGATATGAAGATTCTTAACAGAAAAAAGAACCCAAAAACCAAATAATATGAATGCAGAATTTAAGGATATAACGAAAGAAGCATTTATCATTGCTTACAAGGAAAACTTCGGTAACATAACCATCTCTTGTGAATCAGCTGGGGTATCTAGGTCATCGTATAACGTATGGGTTAAGAATGACCCTGAGTTTGCTAGGAAACTAGCTGAAATAGAACCTGAGGAGATAATGCTAGACTTTGGTGAACACAAACTGATGGAACGTATTGCTAAGGGTGATACGTTAGCTACAATGTTCTTACTAAAGACTAAGGGTAAGCGTAGAGGATACATCGAAAGACAAGAGGTTGCTCACGAAGGAGATGTTGTTAAGCAAATTACTGTGAATGTCTTAAAGGCAAACCACGTTGATGATGTTCCAAAGCTAGATGGTGATGAGAATAGATCCGTAGGATATGAGAATATGCAACTAGAAGATAGTGGCTTTGTAGTTCCTGCTACTGAAGCTGCCAATATCCAAGATATACCACTTTACGAGTATGATAAAGAGGTAGAATTAGAGAATGAAGCTGGAGAATACGAAGAATAGCTCTTAAATAGCATTTTAAGGCTAATACAGACACTTTCTACCATAGAGTAGTACTATGTATCCAAAATGACACAGAGTGTCTTAAATCGCTTCTAATTGCTTTTTAGCTATGTTACCAAATTGGTAACCCCTACCTTCCTATAAAACAAAAAGTATTAGCTTTGACTTGAGCAAACCAAAAATTTTAATTTATTTCTATGGAAGTAACCACCAATGTCGTCTTTCAGATATTGAACGAATCTAAGAAAAGGATTTCTGTAATGCAAGGAGGAACGAGGTCAGGTAAAACTTATAATGTACTTACCTGGTTTATCGTAAAGC